GGATATCAGAGAGAAAGTGCGGGACAGATAGCAAGGGCTGCAGCTGTTGAAGCTGTCTTTGGAGCAGCGGGTGAAGGAGTAGGTAGATTCGTGTCTGGTGCACTTGGGCGTTTATTTAAAGGCAGTGCTTCAAGACAAGCAGAAGAAGCTAAAGAAGGTGGAAGAGAACTATTAAAGCAAGGGTTCAGACCTACTGTAGAGGGTGGAGCACCAGGGACTTTTGGTATTTTAACAAGACTTCAAGCTATTTACGAGGGTATTTCTCCTAATCAAGCTGCTGCAGAAAAGAATGTAAAAGCTCTTATGGCTGAGTTAAAACGAGTATCTCAAGTTGAATTAGGTGGTGTTAGTGATGATGCTGTCGAAAAGCTAGGCAAAGTTATAAAAAAAGATGTGGAAAAAATATATGCCGACAACAACACTCTGTTAAAAAATGCAGAAAAGGTAAAAAATCAAGAAGTTGAAAGAGAAGTACGAAAGCTCATAAAACCGTTGGAAGCGGGAGAAAACTTAGGTTTAAAAGAAGTGAAAGGGTTGTTAACCTCTAAGGCTCTTTTTTCAGAAGCAATAGACGATTTATACACACGAGCCGATTCTCTACTAGGTCCAAAAGGACAAGATATAATTCCAGTAGCTAATCTTAGAAAGGCTATAGATGACGCTTTGATAGACGCTAATCCAAAGGTTGAAAGAGAAATACGAAACAGTAAGGCTATGGATATACTGAGAAAGGCAGAGGAGAGAGCCAAAGAAAGATTAATAAAATCAAGAGGAGGCTCTTTGGGAGATCTTGGGAAAAATGATATAAATCGAGAACTATTTATAAGCCCCTCAGAAGGTAATAGAATTAGAAGCATGTTAGCCGACATGGAGTATACGGGTGTACCTGGTGTTAATTTTTCTAAATTACGAGAGGCTATTGACGAAGGCTTCACTGATGGTGCCGGCATTTTAGAACAAGTGATTAACGTCATGAAAGGTCAACGACAAAAACCTCTTTCTCCAAACATGTTAGGTCAACTCGGAGTTGATGAAATTACAGCAAATTTTGGTGGTGGTGTAGCAAATGTAGAGGACTTATTAAAAGGTCTAACCATTTTAAGAGATACACAAGTAATATATGCTCAAGGATTTAATAGACTTAATCAACCTGTTGTTAAGTTGTTAATGAATGCTACAAAAAAAGGTAAAATAAAAAAAGACGATCAGTTATTAGCTCATGTAATAAATAAAGCAGACGCAGAAGATTTAAAAGGTTTTTTCCTAGCCAGAAAAGGAGTGCCTGTAAATCTTATTAGAGAGTTAGGGTTAGATCAAAAGCCAATTACAGTTCGATATGGTGGTAGAGATCTTAGTCTAGAGGAGGCAGAATCCCTTTACGCCTCTCTACCAAAAACAAATAAAGAAGAAATTAATTTAACCAAAGTTTTATTTAGGCAAATTAATAAAGCTAAAAACCTAAGAGCGGAAAGAGCAGATGCTATGTCAAGAGCATCGGGTCTTCAAGGAGAAGACTTGAGAGAGAGACTTGCTTCGTCCTATCTATCTAGTTTACTAAAAAACAAAAGAAAAGTTACAAACACCATAGGTGGAAAAAGGGTTTTTGACGGAATAAAAATTGCTAACGCCATAGATGATCTTGGAGACAAAAAGTCTATCCTCTTTGGTAAAGACACAAAGGCTTTAGATGACTTAACGTCTCTCTTGAGATCTAGTGGTAAAGAGATTGATGAAGAAGTTATAAATTCTATGCCTTTTAGTAATTTATCTCAAGCAATCAGAGGTGTAAAAGAAGCCTCTGAAAGAATTGATGCTGTGAATAATAGCGAATATTTATCTGCGTTGCAAAACAAAGAAGCTCGTAAGATTGCTGACACTATCTTTAATAAACAAGATGCGTCTATGGTGCGAGCTTTTATGAAAAATAATATTGAAGTAGATGTTCCTGGTCAAAATAGAACAATAAAAGTTACCCCATTTAACGATACAACACATAAAGAATTAGTTGATGGAGTGCAAGATGCAGCCATGAGCCGAATCCTTCGATCTCTTGGAGACGTAGAAGACGATCAGTTTGCAACTAGATTTTTATCTGGATCTCTAGGTCCTAAACTTAGGGGTTCTTTAGATAATTACGGTCGAGACACTCTAAATGCCATGTTTGGAAAGCAAAAAACGGATGAGTTGTACAAACTCTCTGAAATCATGGTTAGAGCTTCCGATCAACCGTTGAAAGGTAAAGGAGGACTTGCTGCTCCATCTATCGCTCTCGGTCTTTCTATCTTTGGGTTGATGACGGCTCCTTTAACAACTATCAGTGCTATTGCTTTCTACAAAGGAATGTCAATGGCTTTACGAACTCCTGCTGTGATGAATGTCCTATTGTCAAGTCGTAGACCAGGGGAAGACGCTATAGGTCAAGCTTTACAGACGATGAACACAATATCGGCTCAACTAGGGACACAAACAGTTGCAAGACCTTTTATAGAAGAAACACGAAAAGCCACTGCTGCAATACCCACTGCTCTTCCTCAACAAGAGCAAGAGCAAACTAACACTGCTATTCCTAATGTAGCTCCTGCCACTGCGGGAACAGCAAGCACCATAGATCCTACTAATCCGATAATTACTCCTAACCCTATGGATCAAGCCTTGGCTCAGAGACTAGCGGGTACATCAGCGATTAGTCCACGTCCCCCCAGTTAGCTTGGATATCCTGGTCAACTTTACTAGGAACCGCTAACTCCAATCCCGTTTCCATAATTTTTTTGATTTTTTGTGCCTGCACGTCGCTCTCGACAGAAAAACAAAGTTCATCATGTACTGTAATCAACGGTACAAGACCCTCTTCATAGCAATCTACCATAGCCTTCTTTGTTTGATCGGCTGCCGAACCTTGGATCAATCGGTTCAATGCCTTATAGGTAAACGCTCGACGGATCATAGGTCCATACTCTCGTTCAGCATCCTCATACTTCAAAGGCTTTTTATAGCCAAAACTTCGTGGTTCCCACATATCGAATCGGCATAAACGTCCTGCTATCGTCCGAATCTTTCCATGCTTGGCAGCTCTCTGCATAACACGCTCGGCTAGTGTCTTAACAAAAGGCACACGCTGATGGTACTTTGCCATCAATGCTTTTGCTTCTTCTGTAGATAACACAAGTTGAGCAGCCAACTTACCCACGCCCATACCATACATAATTCCTAGGTTCACGGTCTTTGCTTCCTTACGAGAGATGCCTGCCATGTCTGCCACCATTTGATGAAAGTCAGCATCCCCCTTGTGATACTCGTCAATCACTTCATCAATCATGGGATGTCTGTCTCTCTGACGTAGCACCGAACAATAATGTACCAATAACCTTGGCTCTTGAGACGAATAGTCAAAGCTACCCCACCTCTGCCCCTCTTCGGGTATGAATAAGCCACGAATGAGCTTTTTGATTTCGGGATCACGGGCAGGTATCTGCTGTAGATTTGGATTCGACGACGAAAACCTACCCGTGACAGTCCCCCCATCATCAGATCGCAACTGGTGAAATTCACAATGTATACGACCTTTGTGTTCATATCGAAGGATACTATCAATAAATGTACTATCAGCTTTGTCAGCCTCGCGTAGTTTTACAATGGCTTGGGCGACTTCATGAGGATGTGCCTGCAAGAACTGTTTGGTAAACGAGGGTGCTCCTTTTTCTGTGGTGGGATACGTTAGGTCAAGTGACTTAAAAACGTGCTCTACAGAGGCGTTTGCCCACGGCTCTATGTTTACTGATGTTTTGTCTTTGATGAACTTCTTTAGCTCGGAAACGCGAGCTTTGAGCATCTTTTTGGCTTGTTCTGCCTTGTCTAAATCTACGCGTACTCCACGCTCTCGCATGTCAAGCATAAGCGGTATAAGTCTAGACTCTAAGTCAAAGACATCGTGTAACTCTCCTCGACTAATCTCTATAGACAATCTCTCCCACAACTTGAGGGTCATAAGAGCATCTTGCTCGGCATAGGGTCCTACGAACTTCGGAGGTAGTCGCCACATATCGCTCTTTGGATCAACACCAAAGTCTCGTGCCGCAGCCCTCATAAGTTTTTCATCCTTACGCATATCTATATAGTCTCGACCAAGATTGTTTAGGCTGTAACTAAACCTATTCTCATTTACCAAAGGAGCAGCAACCATTGTATCAATGATCTTGCCCTTTACCTCGATGCCCTCAGTTCTCAGCCACCCCGCATCATACGTTGCGTTGTGCATAATCTTGTCAATATGAGGGGTGTTCATCTGATCTTTGAGCCAATTAAGCGTCATATCAGGGTCTAAGTTGTGACCATTAGCATGTCTTATAGGAAAATAACCCTTATAATCGCCCGTAGCAACAGCGATTCCTATAATATTCCCATCTTTTCGTGCCCAACCAGGACCTAGTTCTTTTATATGAGGATCTCTTGTTTCCAAGTCCACGGCTATCTGAGAGCAATGTCGGAGGTCTGGATATTCTGAAGGTATGTTCCAATCTACGTCGAGAACATCCATACTTGTTCTTAGATCGTGACCATACTCCTCAAAGCTAATCGTGCCCCCGTCTTTTCTATCTTTCGCCATCGTCTTCATCCCATTCGTCGTCCTCACCGGCAAGGGCTGCGTAACCAACGATATCGACCCACGAATCTAAATGTTTGGGTGAGTTAATTAACCTCGACATCTTTACGGCAATCATACATTGATATACTTGCTCAACTGTAATCTTCTGCTCCAATATGACCGACCAAAACTGTGCGATCCTCTCGTGATTTAATTTGGCATCCCCATATATCTTAGCTCTCTTGCTAGATATTAAGTTGCCTGCCTGCTCTAATACATCTTTTCTTTTAACCATTATATATCATACCTATATTTTTTTTGCGACTCTATTAAATGAAGATTGTTCTTCACTCTTGTTAACCCAACATAGAACACACGATGTTCGTCGTCTTGATCGGGATTTGTTACGCACGACTTTGTCGAGTCCAAGTGAACCACCACATTGTCGTCCTCACCACCCTTCATTGCATGAAATGTGGAAACCTTCAATCTTG